GTGTGCGCTCTCCCAATAGAACGCCTGGCTCGTTCGATGATAGGTTCTTCGTTGTATATAAGGAGCTCGGTGATTGGATACAGGAAATCTATGAGTGTACAACAGACCCAAGTGCCGAGCAACATCTCAACCCTACCAACAGCAAAGGCGTAGCGATTCTCAAAGCCGGCCAGTATCGTGGTGTATGGCAGCTCGATATGCACCGCTCGAAATACCTAGGATTGTGCCAAAGAGGTAGTGTAGTAACCGTGTATAGGGACAGGAATAGGGATCTCCATACAGACCACTTGCATGAGGATACAGGATGGTTCGGAATCAACGGGCATAGAGCACATGCCCATAAACTGGTAGAGAGCACCAAGCATTATTCAAGTGGTTGCCAAGTGATAAGATCTCCCATGGACTGGGCACGTCTCATCACGTTGGCTCAATGTCAGGTTGCAGCAGGACTGGGAGAATTCTTCACGTACACATTGTTAGAAGATTAGATTCTACGATTCTTCTACCTATCCACTCCGCACACTGAGGTACAATAGCATTTCCTAGGGATCTAATTCTGTCCACCCGATTGGGAATCCCATCATCCATTCCACAAAGTGGGGATGGAGCCTCGACTTCTTTCCAAAAGTTCCGTTCCTTGCCATTGCCTCCAGACAATTGCTCGCTTGTGTATCCCCTTGTAGTCTGTATTTGTGCTCGCTTGCAGTAGGAGTGGGAAGTTTCATGTCCCCTTCGAGTATCGCACAGAGGGTTGATCTTCCTCCCTGCTTGTATCTGTTCGGTCTTTGATCGATGGTAGGAGTAGGCAATACAAAACCATCGTGCCCTTCGATGGGGAGCACCGAAGGAACTCCCACTTCGTATAACTCCCCATTCACAATCGTACCCCAATTGGGCAAGCGACCCAACCACTTCTCTGCCTCCCCGAATAGTGTGTACTGCGACGTTCTCCAGGCACACAATGGGTGGTCGTATTCTGCTAATAAGTGCCAACATGTAGAGCCAAAGACCAGAGTTTTTTCCATGGATTCCTTCTCCTTTTCCTGCAATTGATATATCTTGACAGGGATATCCTCCTGCCAATATGTCTGGACGTTCCACCTCTTGTGTGTCCATCTTCGTTATGTCTGTATATAGCTTGGCATCTGGCCAATGCTTCTTCAATACTCGTTGGCAGAATGGATCTATCTCACATTGCCATATGACCTTGCTATCAGGTATGGCTCGGAGTAGACCAAGCTCGTATCCTCCGATACCTGAGAAGCAACTTGCGATCTTTACCATGGTTCTACCTCAGTAATCCATGTTCCGTGTTCGGAAAAAAACCAATACTCATCTTGATAGAATATGGATGGAAAGATCTCCCCATGGACATAGACCAGTTCTATGCTCCATGGTTCACCATCCTCTACCAAGAGAGATACTTCAAAAGAACTTATCTCTTTGCTGATCATGATTGCCCCTTCGCTGCAATACTTATAGGCTGAGCACTAGGGGCTTTCCAAAAGCCGGTCTTATTATATGAACCATTCTTTGTGTTCCTCCTACACTTCTTCCCGTTGTTTTGCAGCTGTGCACCAAGTCTGAGGAGTAGGGACGGATAGAAGTTCTCATAGTTCATGGGTTTGATGGCACGTGTCTTTGTATTGGTACCCTCCTCATAGGTATAGATACTTTGGAGCATGTCTTTGATGGTAAAACAATAACCTGCATGGTCATCAAGATACTCCGCTACCAATGTCTCATGGATAGATTCTACAGTGTACTCTGCATTGTGTGCTGTGGATAGTTGTTGTTCTTTTGGTGTCAACCACCACGCTTCGGATGCATCGAAGCGATACACTGCCTCCGCCCATATCATATCACGTAGTTGTGCCAGTTCTTTGGCATCATATGCCATGTGGTATTCCTGTCCTTCACATTCTAGGAACCAGTATCGACGGGAACCAGTCTTATCCTTGAAAATACCAATGTCATTATCATTGGTTGAACCAGTGAACACACATTGCCTTGGCTCTTTTACCTCATGGGTTCGGTATACTGGGCGATAGGTATCGAACTGTTCATCGAGAAAGTTCTTGATCACATTGGCATCCTTCTTTGCCATAGAGGATAGCTCCGCCATCTCATGAATCCATGCTGTTCGCAATATGGATCGGCCATCCTTCTCTCCAATGTTTATCTTCGAGGAATTGTACCATGAGTATCCTGTATGTGGACAGGAACCTGCGAGTGTACGAAAGAATGTGCCCTTCCCATGTCCTTGTGGAGCCTTCAAGACAAGCATGGTATCAACCTTGCAACCAGGTTTTAGTACTCTGGCAACGCAAGAGATAGCCCACTTGCGTCCATATACCTGAGCGAGTTCCGTGTCGGGTGCACCCAACCACTTCGAGAGTAGGTTTGTTAGGTTGCTCTCATCTTCATCTGGGTTCCACTTTCCTCTCAATCCTTCGAGGTATACACGCAATGGGTTGACGCTATTGTTATCTCCATAGAGGAGGAGTGCCTGTTTAATCATCACGATCTGTAATGTCTGGCCATGGAAAAACTTTTGCCTTATCTCATTCATGATGAGAATTTCTTTGGCATCATCAACTACTACGCTACCAAGAAAGAGACGTTGTCTTATCTCACATTTCCATAGGTCATTATCTTTCTTGGCGATTGTTGTGTAGAGCAATCCTAACATCTTGATAATGTTGTCAGGAGTCTTGAGATAACTCCAACTTCTATTCTTATCTCCATATCTGATCTCAAGTTCATGATCTGTAATGATGCAATCCATGTGCATCTTCTTGCTATTGCACATGGTGAATCGATAGCGAGGTATCCCCCACATGTCTACTGCACGAGAGATGAAACCACTACCCAAGGAACCACTACCTGTAGCATAGCATTGTACATTGCCAGTGCTGTGCTTTTGGAGTGTGCTCCATTTCTTGACATACCAACCGAATGGACGTGTCTCCCCATCATATCCTCGAATGGGGTACGAGGCAGGACAGCGCACCACAGTGTATCTATCATCACGAGAATCATATCGTGCAGGTTGAGACTGTGGCTGTGGTTGTGGCGTGACAACCATATCGCCAGATCTTGGTAGCTGTGGTTGTGGTGCAGGTCTGGACGCGAGAACAGCATCCACATCGATGCACACTCCATCACTACTCGATGACCAGAATGTATCTTCTCTGGTAACGAGGCAGCTGGGATAGAACCACATACGACTGGGATCTTTGGTTTGTATGTCAGTAGGTAATACTGATCTCATTGCTCTCCAGAATCGGAGGTACTCTTGTGTCGTTAGAGGGCGCGATAGCCCAATAACGACACGAAATGCACAGTTATTTTCATTGCCCTGGGGAAACTTCACTGGGCTTTTGTGCGAGAAAGAACTGTAGGCTACATGGAGAATACCCACAAGGCTATCGAGTATCGATGCCATATCATTATCCGATAGACCATCGAAGTCACACACAAAAGAGTGGATTCGAAGTACGTTTTCCTTGGTTCTTTTCCCGTTCATATCTCTCCATGTGACGGGACAGAATAGTGCAAAATCTTCTTTGCCAAGCTCGTATCTCTTGCTGCCTCTCTTCTCTATGAGATCACAGGTTGTAACCTGCTTGCGTTGTAGGTAGGGGAATGTCTTGAGATCTCCTCTCTTTGCAAGGGAGAGATCATTTGTTTTTTTCCATCCATGCTTTGGTGCTATGTGGTGGGATACGGGAATAGTCCAATCGTCAACCGATTTTTCCTCGACGCCCATCCACTTTTGTGGTATGTTGTATTTACTATTCATCATAGTGTTTCCTATTGCTGTCTAGTGGTTTGTGAATTTAGTGGATACCACTACTGTTTATTCAGTAGTGGTTTTTTTTTCCTCTTTACTGGTAATGCTGAGAGACATAATGTTGTCTGCTATGTATAGTGCAAGCGCACTACGTATTACTTGCTTCATCGTGATGCCTTTGGCAGCAGCGACATCCTTTAAGAGAGCATA